GTTCCTAATGATGCAACGAGCAACACGATTAGCCAGACGAATATTCTCGAGTTCGCTCCTAACATGTTTTTTCTGATAAAACGGCGTAACATCATACCCATTAAAGTAGTGCTTTCCACAGGATTCGAAGAATGGACCGTTAATGTAAGATTTCTCTTCATTAACAATAAACCCAACGAACCCCAGGGTGTCACACAACAGCGGGGCACTCTCACGAGTGCAAATGATGTCGTCGCCGTAAACAGAAACCTCTCCCGGTCCGAATGTATCTTGAACCGACTGAGCTAGCGCCCAGAAGATTAGAGATTCCAATTCGAACGTGAAGCCGTTCCCCATAGAGGAGAACTTCTCATATCGACCTTTGACTCCGGTTTTGAGCTTGTAAGCTCTCGATCGGAGAGAGTCCAAGTAAAGGACCCAGTCGATCGGTAGGAGCTCATAAATAAGCTCCTTAGCGATGGTGTCACTCGCCATTTTCATGTCGAGCGTGCATAGACCCCAATCTACAGCCTTTTGAGCTAAGTATTGGTTCCGCGACTGATCGCGGAGGTCAACACCAACTTTGCGAAGACATTTAGCGAAGTGGTTTCCCACTGCGCGCTGGAGATAAGAGTTTCCTCTAGGCTCCTTCGCGATGACTCGCTTCGTCTTAGCGTTTTTATCAACTGTTTCGACGATGTTTTCCTCAGTGATGAGGAAAACATTTGGGAGCAGACTATACGGTCCCGATGGGAACGTCCCTAGTATCAGCTTTGACCAGTGAAGGTCGCGACTGATTACACAGGCCAGATAGGCCTGAGCAGAGCGCGAAACAGAAATTGGGAGTTCACCAATTTTGCGATCAACCTGAGCTCTCGACCTTTTAAGGTCAGTAGAGGCACCAGGTCCCCAACCCTCGATACCGTCAAATAGATTGCGATCGAATGGCCCGATAAGTCTAGAGATTTTCCGTTTAGCGGACAATAAAACTCCGCGTATACGCTGATCTACTGGGTTTAGTAAACCAGATCTAGACTTGGAAAGCCTTTCGTTCGTTTCTCTACATTGATCTTCAGCGATGGTGAATCGCTGATAAGCTACACGCTCAACGTCAACACCAGTGTTGAGACCCTCGAATTTACTGAGGAATTCAACACACTGGTAATCTAAGAAGAAAGCGTCGCTGGTATCGTAATCCTGAGGTCGAATCGTGGCACAAGAAAGTGCAAGATTGTCGTACTTAAACTTCAACCAACACGACAGACTAACAGGTGTGTCAACCGTCTTGCAAAGTGCGTGGAAACACGACACTATAGGATCAAGAGACCCTTGCATAGAGTACCTTTCGTAAAAACGATTGGAACCTGACGGTAGTCAGGTCAAGTTCAGAACAATTTAGTAAATGTTCTGGAGGGTATCGATAATGCTGGTAAAGCTAGCATTAACGAGCAGGTTCGCGGCATATGCGCGACTATCCTTACGGTTCTGTTGGACACCGCGTTCAG